TTATCAGCAGATGCAACAGCAGGGACAGTTGTTTGGCGCTGGTCAGTACGGTGAGACAATGATGAGTGGTCTTGAGGCTAGGTTGGTAGCAGAGCAAGCTAAGGCTAACCTGCTGGGTGGCATAGGATCTGGTTTGCTGAGTGGTGTATTTGGCGCAAACAAAGACTTTGACTTTTTTGATATGCTAGAAAATGCAGTAACAGGAGGCTAACCAAAATGGCTAGATTTTCACAACAGATGCTGGCGGGTCTTCTGAATCCGACGTACCAGAAAGAGTTAACCAGTGCTGCTCGCGGTCTTGGTGGCGCTCCGGGTCGTATGATGACACGGCAGGCTACACAGAGAAGCCAAGCAGAGATACAGGAGTTGTTACAGCAACACGCAAATAACCCTGCGAAGCTACAGCAGCTTGCCAATGAGTATCGCGCCAAAGGTAACACAGATGCTGCTCAAGCGTTTACTTCTGCTGCTACTCAGGCTACTGCTAAAGAAACCGCAGGGCAACAGAGAGGCGCACAAGGCGGTCTAATGGCTATTACTCAAGCAGCAGCCCGTGGTGTGCCTCTGGAAAATTTACAAGAAGGCATTAGGTCTGTTTTAGCGCAAGGTGGTACACAAGCAGATGTAATGCAGGCGTACCAAGCAGGCAGGCCAGAAACTAAAACACCTCAATATGCTTACTCACAAGAAACAGTTGTAATAGACGGTAAACCAACTCGTATTCAAGTAGGCGTAAATAAAGCAGATCCTACTGATAGACAAGTAACAACTCTTGGAGAAGCCCCACCAACTGGAGAAGGCGCAAGAAAAAGAACACTAGCAGAGCAGTTAGAAGACGAAGGAGTTCCTGATGTAGATTTGACTACTATAGAAGGTGCTAAAAAAGCACAGCGAGATATTATTACTATCACGGGTAACGCTTCTTTAGCTAATTCTGTAGGACAGATTATTGAAGATTTAACGCCTCTCCCGACAAAAGAAGCCTTTGATCTCATACGTAGTGCTAGGCCAGAGTTTTCAACCGCTGAATCTCTAAGGGAACAAACGTCTCGTTTTGCCGCCCTAAGCGAATTATCAGATCAAGACGTTGCAGGTTTGTCAGCACTAGTAGAAAGAACCTTAACAGCGACTACTGAAAATGACATTAAAGCTGTTGCAGAACTTACGCGATTCAGAAAGGCAAAGGATTTACCTCAAAGAATGAAGGATTTTGCTCTAGAGCTTACTTCAGGAAGACTAAGCGAAGAAACAATGAGTGAGTACAGTTTAATTATAGAGGCTTTTGATGCTCTAGCTTCAAAAAGAATGGCTGATGCTATAGATAACGTAATAGTTTATGGCACACCAAAAGAAATAGAAGCGGCTGAAAGAGTCAGAAACATGACTTTTGGTCCAAGCGACGCAAGAATTATAGAGTAACTGAGGACTTTTACTATGGAAGTAAGTCGTGTAGAACTTGATGATGGTCAGGTTGTTACTGTAGAGCATCCAGAAGAATGGTCTGAAAACAAAATTCTTGCCTTTGCTCGCCTTAATAAACCTGAAGCTAAAAGAACAGAGGCAGCATCAGGCACAGATAATAAAGATGATGACATTTCTACAACAGACTTAGTTAAGCTGGGCCTAAGTCGCTTTGCTGTGCAATTTATTCCAGATACTTTCTTAATGAGTAACGGAGAATTTATTAAACAACTAGAAGAAGCCAAGGCTGGAAGAGTTGAATATGCTGGCGCTGTACAAGAGCGTCAAGCGCGAGAAATGGCAGGGATTCCTCAAGAAGCACAACTGGGGCTGGGCCAAGAAATAATTGCTGGTCTTGCTGATCCCCTAACTTTAACTGGAACACCTATTAGATCTGGAGTAACTGCTGCAGCGAAATCGCTTATTCCCGCCGCTGTTTCAACTGCTGCTGGAACAACTGCTGGTGTTGTAGCTCCTCAAGTTGCAGCAGAGCTTGGCGCTGGTCAATTAGGACAAGAGTTAGCTGGAGTTTTTGCAGGTGCTAGTACTGGTATAACGACAGGAGGAATAGCGACTGCTGGTGTTACTACTGGATTAAAGGTTTTAGGGGATGTAAAAAATAAAGTAGTTGGAGGAGATACCGGAACACTTGGAGTGGCTTCAGAGGCTATGTCTAACAGCGCAGTCAAGGCTGAAATCAACAGAATAAAAAATACTACTGACGCTACAGAAATAGCACGGGCAGTAGAAAACCTTGCTTCTATTAAAGAAGAAATTCCTGATTTAGAGATAGGCGGTATTGTTGCAACCTTGGCAGAAAACCCTATTGCTAGGGATTGGATCAGAAAAACAACACAAAATAACAAAGGCTTTCAAAAAGAAATTGCTGAAACACTGGCTAGAGACTCAGCAAAAGTTGCAGAGCGTTTTGACAAACTTTTAGGAGAGTCAGAAGAAATTGGAAGACCTTTAATAGAAGGTGTTTCTAGGACAGCGTATAAAAAAATTGAGGACAGACTAAGGACGACAGTTGAAAGACAAACTGAAAACATAGATAAAGTTTTGAACGGACTTACGGCAAAGACTCTAGGTAAGAGAGATGAATTTGAGATAGGCCAAACAGCAAATAAACTATTAGACCGTAAAGAGTCTCAAGTAAGACAGGCGGCAAATAAGCTCTATGCCGTAGCTAAAAAACAGGGAGCTAAGGTTTCTTTGCCTGACGAGCAGATAATGAGTGTGTATTCACAGTTTAGAAACGTACGTTTATCTGATATTTTTGGACCAGAAAGCGCTACCGCTAAAAAACTAGAAACTAACTGGTCGCCAAAAGAAGTAGATGGTGTTATGGAGTTTCCGGAAGTAACTGGAAATGATTTAATTTCTTTAAAAAAGGCAATGAACCGGGAAGTTTCCGATCTAACACGTGTTGGAGACAGAACCGCTACGCAAAATCAAAAGCTGTCAATGCTCTATCATTTAAAAGAAGTTGTGACTACAGTGTTAAATAAAGAAGCCGTAACGTCTCCTCAGTTTGTTAAAGCTATAAGAGCTGCTGACGCTTTTTATTATAAAGAGCTAGGTCTTCCGTTGAGTGCTGAAGGATTACGAGAAATCAACGCAAAGAAATTTGAGTCAGGTGCAGCAGTCAGTCTTATGACTTATGAAAAAGCAAGGGACTACGTTAATTTTGTTGGCAAGCAAGGCATGGCTGTAGTGCGTCATGCGGTCAGGATGAAGGCTGAAAAAGCTGGGGTTGTAAACCCTTCTGGTCAAATAGACGCTAACAGACTAGACACATTTAGAAGAAAAAACGCAAGACTAATTGAGTTTACTGGGTTGGGTCAAGAGTTTACTGATACGTCCAGCAAGTTAAGAACAATAAACAATACACAAGCAAGACACAATCAAGCATACAAAGAAAAAACTAGGGAGCTTAGTCAAGGGTTTTTTAAAGCAATCACAGATAAAAACTTAAGTACGGTAGTTTCTGAAATGATTTCTTCTCCAGCTACGAGGAAAAAATACTTAGCTGAAATTTCTAAGTTAGGACAAAAAGAAAAAGACATGGTTCTTACAGGAATAAGGCAAGAGTTTTTGTCTCAGGGTTTATCTACAAAAGGGACAATGCAAGAGTTTATTAATAAAAACTCTGAAGCAGTTGCTGACATTTTTGAACCAAGCTATGTTAAAAATATTAACAAAATGGCAGAGCTAAAAGATTTAATGCAAACAATCGGCGACCTAATGAAAGACTCTTTAGGGCAAACGCCTGTTATTGATACGATACAAGATCTCACTGGGGTCAGTATTGCTGAATACGCTGGCACATTTAGAAATCAAATTTTATCTACTGAAAGAAAAATAATCCATATTGTAACTAAAGCAACAACCACAAGCGGAAAAGACAAGTTCTACACAAAGTCTGCGGAAGTGCTTCTTGATCCTGATGTTGTTAATAGGCTGGCTAATCCTCCCAAAGATGATATGAAGACTTTTGTCAAAGAAACATTAGAAGGTGCTGGAGATTATTTAAAGACGGTAGGTACATATTACACCGACACGCTAAAGGATTACCTAAATTTATCCACCATAAGGTCTGTAACTGCGGCAGAGGATGTGCCAGTAGAACAGGAGATAAGACAATGAAAGACAAAGACCACAGTGTATCATACACATCCATTGACTACCACAGCATGTGCCAGAAGTCAAAGGAACGCATCAAGAAGATGCAGGCTGAAGGAATACCTACGCCCCATGACCCTAAAGATAAGCCAGAGGACGTAGGTAAGTCTAACGGTTACTCCATATTCTTCATGTCATAGTTCACAGTTGTTACCTGTACAGGCTAACTGCTGGCTACCCTCAGTCATATCAGACTCCTCGTTGATATCCCAGTTGATCTCAGTGGGGAAACCCTTCTGTAGCGACTTGAGGGCGGCTTTGTCCACAGGCTCATAAGGTGCCTGCTGGTACGTGTGGTCTGAGTAAGGCAGAAAAGAGATACCACTGACCTTATCAAACTTGTTGTACAGCCACTGTCCCACCTCCAGAAACTCGTTGTCTCTATAGTAGCAAGTCATAGACGGCTTGTGCTCACACCAGTAGTCCTGATATATCTCCCACAGATCCAACTGCTCCATAGCACCCATGTCTGAGGCTGTCACAGCGCCCTCAGGAGACGCAATAGGGAAGGAGAATACCCTAGTACTTGGTGACATCGCATCGTCCTCCACAGGCACTCCTGCGGCCTCTAGGACGCTGCAAAGTGGGTCACGAGCATCTGCACGTACTCTGCGTATGTATTGTGCACTATAACGAGGATGGATACCACTAGCGCTATCGACCAACTGACTAACAGTGCCGCTAGGCTTGACCGCAGTAATAGCGGTAGAAGCGTTGATACCCAGTTTCTCTGCCCACTGCTTGTTAGTTTCAATTGCTTCCTCCCGCATCTCTGTAAGCCACTTCTTCAGCTTGGCCTTGTCTCCTCTACCGGACAGCATTGGGTGATCCATGATGCCTGTCAAGGATACACCGAGTAGTGCCTCTTCCTGTGTGTTTAGTTTCCAAATATTTCTGAGATATCTGAAGTTGGTGAGGGTGGCCTGAAGAGTCCCAAGGATAGTCGCAACCCTAACTTTTCGTTTGAGACTTGCGAGTGTATCCTGTGGCCTAACAACAACCTCTGAAAGATTGCAGAACTGGTAGGGTCTGAGGATGATTTCGCTGCATGGATTAGTTCCAAAATCGTAGGTAGCATCTCTTCGTTCATTTTTTGCAGCTTGTTTTTGACTTGCGACTCTGCTAAAGACACCTCGTTCGCCAGATTTAGATTCATATAAGCTAGTCCACTCGTTGAGAAAGGCTTCAAAGTCTGGCTTCTCTGTGTAACACGCTGAGTTATTCGCCAGACCACGCTGGGGTTCATCTATGTACCACTGTCCGTGTTTGCATCTTCGGAGTCTGTCGTCCGTTAGGTTGGACAGTGAGATCAGAGCGCTTCGTCTGACTCCTCCGACGACGACGATTTGAGCAATCTTGCAGCAAAGATCGTGACATTCAATGGAGCTAAGTTTTCGTCCAGCAGCTTGCCGAAACAAGTCCACTGTGAATCTGAACAAGTCGATGAGAGGTTCAGGACCACTTGCACGACCTCCGAAAGTTTTGAGTGGGGCACCTGCAGGTCGAACTCTGCTAACGTCCCATCTGGGAACTTGACCTGTGTACAACAGTGAAACCAGTTCCCTAAACGATTTCGCCCATCCGATCTTCGAATCCGCAACATTGATAACTGTATCTGTTTCATGAAACTCCTCCGCAACTTCTGGTAACTTCTGTATGTACTGTCGCTCGACGCTAAAGCCCACGCCTGTGCCACACAGAAGCACGTACATTAGTTCATCAAACGCCTTAGGGTGATCTATAGGCAGGTAGCTACAGTTAAACCCTGCTACGTTGTCACGCTCTAGTGCGTCTCCTGCGGTCATCAGCGCCCTCATGCTGGGCATTACGTCTAGGTCATGTATAGACTTGAATATCTCTGATACGTCAAAGTCGTTGAGGTGTCCACGGTCTACCCAAAAGTTGATGTACCTGTTTACTGTTTCTTCCCAAGTCTCCCTACGCTTTTCCTCAGGCAAGTACCTAGCGTAGCGTGACTTGTGTATGTACTGTTGATATGCGTCCATCTATTCTGTTACTCCTAGCGTTTCGTTAATGATTGCTTGTGCTGCTAACTGTAGTAGCATGTACACTCCATCAGGGTACTGCTCGTTGGACGCTACTTCAAACATCTGACCGTCCTCGTACATCACAACGACCACCTTAGGTTTGTTACCTTCAGACTCCTGTATCTGCGCTTTGGCTGCAAACGCAGTCAGAAACTCAGCCGTTGTTATCTCCTTTTCTTCTGTCTTTGTTCCAAACTTCCCTGTGCCATCTATTATCTTCACAAGGCAACCTCCTTGATTAACCACTCTAGGTAGACACGAGCCTTCCGTAGATCCTCGACACCGTTCTTGTATTCGTAACGCCACAGGTACTTCAGACAGTTTCCCTTTAGATATCCCTTGTACTCTTGTGGGTGCATAGACGCCTTGATTGCTTCAATGGCCTCAATAGCTCCCTTGTTGTAGTGATCTGGCTGTGCCACAGGATCGTGCTTGTCCTGAGGGTGGTACAGCTTGCCTGTGAATGTCTTAGACATCCTGTCCCACTCCTCTGTAGTAATGTCGTCTATGGACCTGCTTTCTTGGCAGTTCTTACGCAGCTTCTCACAGTCTTTAGCATACTTTGCACAGTCGTCTTCAGTCATGTTCCATTCATTCTGCATATTCTTCCTCTAGCTCCTCTTGAAATTCGTCGAGTCTGCGTATGAGTTTATCCTCAAATCTGTCCAGTATTTCTTCTGATGAAATTTGTAGAGACTCCAGAAAATCGTCAGGGTCGTACAACCGCAACAGACGCTCCTTAATTTCTTCTAGTGTCAGAGACATAATCAACCAACTCCTTAAGTGTATCTATATTATACCATAGAATATTGTGTTTGTCACACCATTCAGCCATAGTAAGTTTGGTACTTTTACTCACTTTCTGATTAGGCTTCATCAGGACAAATATGAGTTCTTGCGTCCACGGTATTGACCTAGCGACCGCTCTATACTTCTGCGTGTCTCCTGCACGAAAGTATCCTTTGCACTCAATGAGGTACGTCCGTCCGTTTTTCTCGTACACGAAGTCTGGTGTGTACTTCCGTGGGATGATGTAGTCCACTTGGAACGGTTCGTAACTAAAACCAAATGGTTGTAACTGCTTTGCAACATCTTCTTCAAACCCCGACCTAAAGTTACTGTGCTTGGATTTCCGTGACCTTCGGCTCATTGAACACCTCTGTTAAATATCTTGGACCACTTGAGTACAGGAATGTTCTTACTTCGGGCCAGCATGTAAACTTGTAGGGACAGTAAGAACAACCAACGGCGAGCTTTTGATTTCCACTTTTGCCATCTGGTACGGTCTTGTGACAAACCTGAGGCCACTCTGGTTGCTCTACGAGCTTTTTTACGTGCTCTATGCGCTCCTCTATGTCGTAGCTTATCTTGTCGTACACCGGAGCCTGCGTGTCTGCAGAGTCGTACATGAGGTACGTCAGGTGCCCGTTCTGTTTGTCCATAGCTAACCAACCAAACGATGTGTCACCTTCGGCGTGTGCGTACCCTTTAATTTGAGCAACGTACCCAAACGGGTCATCATAAGCCAAACTTCCGTCTTTGAATTTTTTAAACCCAAAAGTGGAAGTGCTTTTAACATCAGTGACAACACCATCAATTTTGCAGTCCATATGACCGATAATGCCCGAAACTTCACACTGTTTTTGTTCATCAGTAACCTCGTGTCCTGATATTTTGGTTAAGAATAAAAGCATCTCCTCAATTAGATGCCCGTACATAAACTTGACATGCGTGTTAGGCGTCATCTCCTCTTGCACATCAGAGTTATTTACCACGTTCCACAGATACCTGTCGTCGCGCCCAATGTTAGACATTCGCAGCTTGCGTCCGTCACGTTGCTCTGTGAACAGCTTGGTCATCAGGCGTTTGCACCCTTCGCCGAAGTTTTCTATCTCATCGTACAGATCAACTCCCTCTGGCACTTCCTTGGAAGCAACCACAGCGTAGATGTCGTCTACCAGTGAATAAATATTTTTCATTTATGTTGCTCCATTAGTTCAGAGATAGAGTCTCTGGCTTGCTCTGGTGTGCAGTTGAACCACTCACCCTTGCGACCATACGTTTTCTCTAGTAAGCTGTGTGCCTCTGACTCAGCAGATCGTCGGTCAGCCACAGACCAGTTGGTGAACAATGCGTAGTCCCTAAACGGTGACGACGTTTGATACCCGTTAAGTCTGTCCTCTGAGTCCACAGCCATGCCCACCTTGACCCACTCAGGGAAGTTAGGATTAGTAATGATGTACACCTGTCCCTCACGACTCAGTTCGTACTTTGCTAGACTATCAAAAGCTGCGTCAGTAAAAGTCTTGTAGCGTCCGGGTTTGTACAGAGGATGTGACATAGGTATGTATTTACCGTTTACCCACATTCTGTTTGGGTTGTTTTTTTTGTGCTGTTCTTTGTTATGTTTTTTCTTACAAGGCAAACACCTTCCATCTAATCCGTCTTTGCTTCCGTTATTTTTATGAAAATTATTTACTGTTTTTTCTTTTTCGCAAATTGTACATTTTTTTGTTTCCATATTAGTGTGTCTCCGACCACGTTTGTCCGACCTTGTATTCTCCGTCGAGTGGACATCTGAGTTCAAAAGAAACGCCAGCCGCCTTGATGCACTCAACTGCGAGCCAGCCGAACTTCTCTGCTTGTTCTGTAACCACCTCCGATTGTATCTCGTCATGTACGTTCCCTATAAACTTGTAGTCAATGCTGTGCTGAGTAGCGTAGTCATCCAGAAGCACCAGAGCCTTCTTCATAACGATAGCACCTGCTGCCTGTAGTAGGGTATTCAGTGCACTATGTTCTGATCTGACCCAGAGTTTTCGTCCGTCGAGTCCAACGAGATGACCTTTCCTAGACGCTTCTCCAACTCGTTCTCGTAGAGCTTC